GCCAGCTTTGATAATGTTATGTGGAGGATAGTGATCATTTGCATGAGTAGCTGTAAACTCCAGCTCTTTAAACAAGTGGTCAAATCCCACAAAAGATGAACGGGGAAATAGTGTTTGTATGCCTGTCATAATTTTCTCCTTTTTAGACTAAAGCAAGAATTGATGTGAACCAACAGCTGTTGCATCCACGGTACTATATATAATAGTTTTACTTATTTCCTATATTATATTTAGGACAAAGTTCCCATTCAGTCTTTTCTTTGAACGGGATGATCTTAATCTGTCGTAATGGTGCACAGTCTAACTGAGCAACTTCTGCAAGCTTAATTAAGCCCCAGTCACTCAGCAGAGTAGTAATCGTATTTCTACGTTGTACATCATTCTCTTCTAGATTAGATTTCTTACCATCAAGAAGAAACAACTCCTTGAAGTGGACGATAAAGTATCGACCTTGTTTATGTAAAATATGACATGATTGAAATAGCTTCTTCTCTTTGCGAGATGCTACGCCAATCCGTGTAAGTGTCTCTCTGACTTTTAGAAAATCATCTGGCTCGTCCAAGATGATCTCAAGCATGTCTGCCGGTGTCCAGTGAACATTATTGTTTTCTTCTACCACCTTTTTGTACCTTTTCTCTCAAATTCATTATTTGGTCGGATGAAAGAAGTGGGAGGATCTGGCGAGCTTTCTCATTACTATAGCCATAATATTCCTTAACAACATCAACATCTTGAACCAATTCAGGTTTATTCCATTTCGAGAAGCGCTTGCGCTTTCTGATTATATTTATAAGAAATTGATATTGTAGTTTTTTGTCAAGGGAATGATACTTGTTCATCTCGTTTGCTATAATGGCTGTGTCGCTAAAATAAGATAAGCTACGATTAACCATAAACGGATTGTACGAATTCTCTGTCAAGTCATCGATCATTAAGTCTTTCTTACTCGATGTGATTGATGTTACATAATCAAATGGGTTCATTCTTCAGCGTCCATTCTTTCTCGTAAGATAGCTTGCGATAATTCGGTAGAAGAACCTTGCATCATATCAACACCTTCATAATATAGTTGAGGGAACGTAGTATGACCTTTATCTAACATGAACTGTTCGCAACGTGGATCATTCTCTAGGTTGATATCAATATACTTGTAACCCCATTCTTTTAGCTTCTTCTTTAACTCACGACAGTAAAAGCATTTGGGTTTGGTATATAGCTTAAGCATCTAAGGCTCCTATTAATGTCTGTATACGCATTACATCCATTGCTATATCATGACGAGGGTCATGAGCTACGAATGCTTCTTTCAGATCATCAGGAATGAAGTTGTTTCGAATGTCTGAGCCATGTGCCAGTCCATCGATATAACTAATAGTATCTCGAACATCCCACCATTTATAAGGCAACTCTTCACCTGTGACTTCCATCAGTGATGTCATAAACACAGGATCAAAAGTGTTTCTACGTGTATATATAAGTCCACCTTTATAATCTGGCATGTTATCAAAGTAAAAACTATGTAATTCAGTAATAGATTTATCATCTTTACAAGGAGCGATTACTTGTTGTGCTTCTTTATTTTGCTTCGACCACCACTCAACAGTCTCTTTAGTGATAACTCGATTGTACTTTTCAACCTGTTCTTTAATATCAAACTTGATATAAGCCGCACTATCTACTAATTGATTATAGGTGTACTGTTTCTTTGGATCCCAATTAAGCATAGCAAAGGATAAAACAGCACCAGTGTGTGGGTCCTGTGACATAGTTTCAAAGTCATATATTGTATTCATGATAAAAGTCCTACTATGAATGAGTGCAAGTGTTGAAAGAGTATGGCATCTTTATAGATCAATAGCCATAACCCTACTATTAGTATTAAGTATTTCATTGGAATGATACCTCCGACATGATTTCTGTCATACAAGCTACGAGGTTTAACTCATGATCTGCAACAAAGGCAGCCTTGTATTGATAGTCAGCAAGTATAAGAACGAGCTGTGGAATGTTAGCAGGTGCTACTTTGTTATTCATTGCATCATAGATACCACGAATAATAGCAGATGTATCTAGGTCTAGATTGTTTACAACCCACTTGCGCATTGACTTAAAGTCTTTTGATTTTAACGCAGAGAAGAGTTCATCAAACTGTTGTTCAGAACCTGCCGTCATTGAAGTAACAATGAGCGCACCAGAAGTTGAGGCACGTTGTAATTCATTTATTACACGACGCCAATCTGGAGCATGCTTAATGATAACATCAGAAAGAAGTTTACTGTTGAATGATACTTCTTCTGCATATAACATCTTTGCTGTGCGATCCATAATTTGATGACAGAGCTCCGCAAGATCCTTCTTTGTAGTATTGAACTCATATATACTACAACGTGAGTGCAATGGTTCAATGATACGGTTCTTAAAGTTACATGTAAGAATGAACCTACAGTTGTCTGAGAATTGTTCGATAAAACCACGTAGCGCAGGTTGTGTTGATTGTGGATTGAGATAGTCCGCTTCGTCTAAGATTACGACTTTGTATCCGCCAGAAAAGGAGACAGTTGATGCGAATTGTTTAATCTTACCACGTAGCGTGTCAATGTTACCTTCTTCGGATCCATTGATTACGATATGATCGAGACCTAACTCATTACACAGAGCCTTTGCTACTGTGGTTTTACCGAGGCCAGCAGTGCCTGTGAAAAGCATATTCTGCAATTCACCACTGCTAACCATTTGCTGAAACGTATCTTTGAGGGAGACTGGTAAGATAGTATCAGCGATTGTTTGTGGGCGCCATTTCTCTACCCATAGAAAGTCTTTAGACATGTTGTTCCTCTCACGTTAACTCATTATATAATATATGGAACAGAAAGTAAACCTTTAATTACCGTCTAATTGTTCTTGTTCAACCATAGCGGTCATTTGAACACATTGATCTCTTAACTGACCAATTGTTGTAAGCTCTTCGCCTCTGAACCCACCACGTTGAACAATGGTATCAATCACTGCAATGGCTGAGCGCGCAATACGATTTGATAGTTCAGGTATTTCAGAATTAGGTGTTGGTGCCTCTGGTGTGGGGACAGGTCTTGTATTAGGTGGTAGTGCCATCTTTTTATACTCCGTAAGTTGATGTTTTTTCAAGTGCAATCCAATAGTTCACATTTCTATCTTTGTGAGACCATTTAGACATAAGTTTAGAAGAAAGTCCTACGTTGTAATCTCCAGGTAGGATCTTCATGTTTTGAATGCTGAAAACAATATTAAAGTCTTCACTTTCATATTTTCCCGCCAATTGAATAGTAAATGTATTGGACGTGGAATTCTCTGGATCAAAGACTGTGAATGCAAGGACACCATCATCAGCTGTAACACTCATGTGAGTATGGCCTAAGGTAGAAGCTGCACGCTTAATCTTATTCATTGTTTCTTGATCCATTGTAAAGCTAACTTCAAAATCATTTATCTCTTTAGCTTTATTAATCATAGTATCATTTGGTGATGTTAGCATCTCCATATCGGTGAACCAATACTTAATCTTTGATCGACCAGTCGAATCTGCTATTGTTGCATGATCTTCTTCAATCTTCATTTGTGGATCATCAACAAGACCAATGACACCAAGGAAGGCGTTCAAATCATATATACCGAAGTCAGTAGGTATCTCATTATCAATAGTAGCTGTTGCTAAAATGTTACGTGCTTCAGATATAGTAGATATTGTATTGCCTTGATGGAATGCAAGGTTACTGTTAATACTAGAGTAGTTCTTAAGAACCTCTAATGTATGTTCTGATAGTTTCATATACTCATCCTTTTCATAATGTAATAATTATAACATGTATTAAGCGGCTTGTACACCCCAATCTGACATTTTACTGAAGTTTTTCTCTTTAAAGAACTCAAGCTTATTTTGGAACTTGCCATCAAGCATATCACCTTTGTGACTAATAACAAATACATTTGTGTCATCGTCCAATGAATGCAGGATCTTCATTAGGTTCTCTACACCATCATGATCAAGTGACGAGTCAAATGTTTCATCTAATACTAATAGATTAGTAGCAACACTGTTTTTCATCTTAGCAATTTGACGCCAAGTAAAGAGTAACCCTAAATCAATCCGTTGCTTCTCACCTTCAGAGAACGAATCATATGTAAATGCATCGCGATGACGAGACTTGATTGTCTCTTGAAAGCTTTCATCTAAATTGAAATGTACAAAGAAGTCAAGGATTTGTAGATACTTGTTTACTAGATTATTGATGATGGGAACATACTGCTTAATGACTTTTGTTTTAATGCCAGTATCTTTAAGCATTTCTCCCATGACATTTTGATATGAGAATATTTCATTTAGTTTTAATCTCTCTTCCATATGAGCATCTTTAATACTCACCATTTCATTCATCTCTGCATTGGCACGAGATAGATCACCTGTTCTTGATGTGAGCCGTGTGATATCAGAATTGAATGAAGAGACTGTATCTTGTAACCGTTTAATAGCCTGGGTGTTACTATTGATTAATGATTGCTTCTCACGAATAACATTAGATGCCTTCGTTAGCTCTTCAATCGAATCGAATATTTTACTACCCTCCTCTTCAACTTTATTGATACCCTTAGTAAGTTCTTCTGCTCTCTTCTTAGCATCGGCTAGTTTAGTTTTTCGAACGACAGGATCAATGATCTGTTCACATGTTGGACAGTCTTCATTCTCTTCAAAGAACTTAGCATCTTTCACTACAGACTTAATTGATGTATTGAACTCTGCTTTATATTGTAACAAACTTGTTTTACGACTCAATGCTACATCTAAAGCTTTGTTTGTTTTGTCGCTTTCTTTTTCAATATATTGTGATGCTATGACATTCTCTTCAAAGAGTGTTGTAATCTCAGTATCTGTATCAGCAATCTGATCTCTCTTTGTATCGATCTCTACATCATTCATAGCAGTTATATCACGAATGTACTTCTTCTGTGCATCAATCTGGTTCTTCTTTAGATCAAGTTGGTGTGCTATATCTTTCAGCTTCTCTTTGAGTACTGCATTCTTCTCTTTCACCAGGTTGTTCATCTTAGAGAACACATTAATATCAAGTAGATCTTCAATCACTTCTCGCCGATGCTGGGCATTCAATTGCATGAATGGTATGAATGATGAGCTGCCTAATACAACAATCTGATGAAAGCTTTTATGATTCAGCTTTATGATATTCTGTTCCAGGATCTTCTGATACTCTTTCGCATGTGAATCCTGGTTAATCATAACATCACCACGCCATATCTCAAAGATAGCTGGTTTAATACCACGCTTCACACGGAAGTCTGACTTACCAATAGTAAATTCAATTTCAACAATACAATCTTTGTTATTGATTGAATTAATTAACTGTGGTTTGCTGATATTACGATGAGGCTTATTAAACAACGCAAAAGACATAGCATCCAGTAGTGTTGATTTACCTGCACCATTGTGTCCAACAATCAGTGTAGACTTATGTGTAGTGAGATCAATTTCAGTAAACTCATTGCCCGTAGACATAAAGTTCTTCCATCGTAGTTTCTTAAAATATATCATGCAACTTCCAGTGCTTGAGCTTCTGATAATAGGTTACGCATATCAACTTTCAATTTATCTTTATCTAATTCAGTATCAACTGCATCAACATAATTGTCAAGAAGTTCACCGGTGTCTTCAATGTTTACTGCTTCATCTTCGATATTATCACCAGCAAACTCACTAAAGTTCTCAGCTATCTTGAGATCATGTATCTTATTATCTTGTATTCTATCAACAAATCGATCAAATGTAAACAGGTCTTTCTTGTTTATTACAGTTATTTTGACAAATTTATCACGTAGATGTGTTGTGTCCATTAATGTATAGTCCACTTTTGAATCATCATATATGATATGCTCAAACAAAGTATGTGGGTTTACAACCTTTTCAAGTTCACGTGTACTCGTATCTAATACATGAAAGCCTTTCTCATTATGAGCATCGGACCAGAAGAACTCCAGTTGTGTACCGAGATATTGAATATTGTGTTGTTCAGATGATACATGGAAATGACCTGATATAACTTTTTCAAATCGATTGAACAGTTTATAATCAAGTCCACCGTGTGACGGAACACCACGCATTACGTCAAACCCTTTCAGTTCTAAGTGGCCACCAAGCCAATCAGCTTTACATGTCTTAACAAACTCCATTGATCTACCGAAGTTCTCATGAGTAATCCATGGTAGCATACCTAACTTAAACCCATCTAGGTTCAGCACAGTTGGTTCCATATTAATAGTAACTTCATTTATATAGTAACCAAGTAACTCTTTCAATGCATTCAATTCATTTGTATTCTTATAGAACACATCATGATTGCCTGGAATCACTTCCATATGTATCTTATGTTCACGTAGCTTTGCGAGGAAGTTCTTTCTAAAGCTATGCAATGATTTAAAGTTAATAAACTTACGGTTATCGAATACATCTCCTAGGTGTACGATTTTCTTAATATTGTGTTTAACTAGATAAGTGAAAAATTCATTATAAAACAGATTTGCATTATCGGTAAAGATGTCAGAAGAGTTCCGAATCCCCGCATGCGTATCATTCAATATTGCTACTCTCATTTAAATATCTCTCCAAGATCAGAATCTTTACTACTTGTTGCCATGTCTCGCTTCTTGCGTTCTTTTCGTTTCTCTTTTACAATGGCGTCAACGTAAGTATCTTTTTCTTTCAACTGGTCAATCTTACTTTTCAATTGATCAACAAACATATGTGCTGCGGCAATAGATGATTCATCTGAATTGACTACAGCAAAGTCTTCAAACGGACTTTGGGATATGTACTTCATCTTAATGTCTTGTTGCTTCTTTTCACGTGCAATACGCCGAAGGAAAGCATACCAACAAATCTGAGTAAAGTATGCGAATGCATTTGGATTACCTGATCGAGTTGCTGCTTCAATATTATAGTTACCTATAGCTTTGAGACAATTCTCAACAGCATCCATCACCATCTCTTCACGATATGTATAACGAATAAAATTTGATTTGTGGGATAGACCTTCAGAGATCTTAAGAAAGCATGTAGCAATATAGTTTGTGACCTTTGGTATCTCGGTCTCAGCTGCTGATGCTGCGTTGGCTGTCTTCACATATTCAACAACTGAAAGTGAGAACTCACGGTTGTTTACATAATGTGGTTTGTCTTTTGGTTTCATAATATACTCCTAGTATATGTTACCTATAATTATATCATAGGTTCTGAGGATTGTACATAAGTTTATTTTATGTTTTTTGTGTTTTAGGGGTTTACAAAGTGAAAGAATCGGTGTATAATTAATAGAGGTTTTTGAGGAAGGGTGAGTATACCTTTAATGTAGCTTCGGTTTGAATGGTATAACTCCGTTATCTCGATCTGACTCTTCCGCCATTTTCTCTAAGTGATCTTCAATCTCTTCATCTTTTAATTCATTACGTACTAACTGAATATGATGCATGTATTGTTCTAATACGGTATTGTGTGGACTTGCTATACAAATGACTGAAGCCGAGTTTAAAAGAAGTACATGAGATGGATCCATAATATGCATCATGAATGGTCTGAATGTATAGTATCGCATATTGTTTTCAAAGTCTTCCTTTGATATAAGAAGATATGCAGCACGGATAACAAAGACTTCACCTTCTTCGTATTCGTTCTCTACATCTATTAGATCGCAAAGAATCTCTTCTCCGCTGAATAGTTTCATCTGTCTTATATCACTCATTTAAGATCAACCTCATATATCTTATAATCAAACTCTTGTTTAATATACATCTTCACACGCTCTGCGGAATGCTCAAGTGTATAGTTCTTCCGGCCTTTCCAGTGTAGATCATCTGCAATGTCATATAGTTGTGCAATTTGTCCTGAGTCACTTTTACGCAAACTTCTTCCGATAGACTGCAATACACGAATTTGAGACTTAGAAGGACTAGCGAAGATAATATTATGAAGATTACGAATATTAATACCGGTACTAAAAGTCCCGAGGCTGGCCACGATGATCGCATTCTTCTGGCTTTCTACAATGTTCCGGATCGCCTCTCGGTCACTCGTATCTGTTTCTCCTGACACAAAAAATACCTTGCGTTTTTCGTGTGCTTTATTTCGAATCAGTTCAAAGAGTGGCTTCCCGTGTTTCTCTACATAATTAAAGAGTATCAGACTATTGCCGGTTAGATCAAGTGTTAGATTTGTAATTAAATTATTACGTGCTTCATTGCGTACAATATAGTCTAGTTCAGCTTGATAGTCTTGTTTACCCCAGTTTTTACGGACTTCTTCCGTATGCTTTAACAACAAGATATTGATTTTTAGCTTAGCCAGTGTATCTTCATCTTGAAGTTTCTTTGTCGTCGTTACATTATATATCTTTCCGAAAAGCCCCTGTAAAACGAGTTCATGTGTTTGTGAACCGTCTAAAGTGCCGGTCGTACCCCAGCGATATTCAGCTTCCTTACACTTATTCATTATTGTTGTAAGTGACTTTGATTTAAACCCATGACACTCGTCGCCAATGACCGCACCATATTGTTCAAACCATTTAGGCATTAACTTATATATAGATTGCCAAGTGGATACAACAATCTCTTTATCAGTTTCTTTATCTCTACCAGAGTATATGCGATGCACACAATCTTCTACCGGCATACCATAATCAGCAAAGTCATTGTACATT